GCTTCGGATAGAGAACGGTCTAGTACACTTTCTATTTGAGGATAACGCTAAATGGAGAACATAATGGCATTAAAATTTAATCAAGCACAAGGAAGTGCAAAAAAAGACAAGATAGACCAATACACTTATAAAGAGGGCGATAACGTAATTCGCTTAGTTGGAGACATCTTACCAAGATATGTTTACTGGATCAAAGGAGAAAATGGCAAGAATATTCCTATGGAATGTCTAGCTTACGATCGTGAGACAGAAACTTTCAACAACAAAGACAAAGACTATGTAAGAGAATTCTTTCCTGACCTTAAATGTGGTTGGGCATATGCAATTCAAGGCATAGATCCTGCAGATGGCAATGTAAAAGTTGTTAATCTAAAAAAGAAACTCATGGAACAAATTATGGTTGCAGCTGAAGATATCGGAGATCCAACTGATCCCGAAACAGGTTGGGATGTATGCTTCCAAAGAGTTAAAACTGGACCAATGGCTTTTAATGTAGAGTATAGACTACAAGCATTAAAATGCAAACCAAGACCATTAAACGAAAAAGAAGTAGCAGCATGTGTTGACCTTCGTTCAATGGATGACGTCCTTCCTAGACCTACAGCCGATGCTCAACTAGAACTATTACAAAGAGTAACACAACCTTCAGCTGGTGCAGAGACACCTTCTGATGTTGACTCTGAATTTAGTATTTCTTAGGAGAATATAATGGTATCAGTAGGAGATAGATTCCCAAACTTTAGTATGCTTGGTGTCAATGATACAAATGATATCGTTGATGTCGACATATTACTAAACGAGTGGACAGTAATGTACTTTTACCCAAAAGACTTTACTTTTATTTGCCCGACAGAGATCAAAGATATGGATTATCTTGTAGATGACGCTGATATTATCGGCGTCAGTGCAGATAACGAATTCTGTAAACTTGCATGGAAACAACAAAATCTTGATATTACTAATATCCAGCATGTTCTCTGTGCAGATGCAGGTCTTAAACTTGGACACAGACTAGGAATAGTTGACGAAGATAATGGAGTACACTATAGGGCAACATATATTATTGACCCCGAAGGTATAGTTCAACACGTATCAGTAAATGCATTAGATACGGGAAGAAATGCAAATGAAATTTTACGAACACTACAAGCTCTAAAAGCTGGTGGTCTTACAGGATGTTCTTGGACACCTGGGGACGCATTCGTAGGATGATTTTATTTACAGCAGACTGGCATATTAAGCTAGGACAGAAAAATGTACCCATGCCTTGGGCATGTAGTCGCTACGATTTATTCTTTGAGGTAGTTCATATCTTAGAGAGAACAGTAGACCTTCATGTTATAGGTGGGGACTTGTTTGACAGAGTTCCTTCAATGGACGAATTGACACTCTACTTTGATTTTATTAAAGAGATACGAATTCCTACTATCATTTATGATGGTAACCATGAAGCAACTAAGAAGAACAAAACTTTCTTTTCTAACCTTAAGCGTGCCACGACTGATGTAAACCCCTTAGTTACTATCATAGATGAAACTACAGAGTTTGAGTGGGGGACTATACTTCCGTATGCAGATTTGCATAAGAAGGGAGCAATAGAAGCCTGTGATAGTAGTAAACCTTTATATACTCATGTGAGAGGTGAAATACCCCCTCATGTAACGCCTGAGGTTGACTTAGAAAGATTTAATGATTTCCCTGTGGTATTTGCTGGAGACTTACATAGTCACACCAATACGCAGAGAAACATTGTCTATCCTGGTTCACCAATGACTACTTCTTTTCATAGAGATGTCGTTAAAACAGGCTACCTTATAATTGATGGCGCAGACTGGACATGGCATGAATTTGACCTTCCGCAGTTGTTAAGGAAAACCGTAACAACAGAAGATGAAATGATTGCCACCGAGTTTCACCATACCATATATGAAATCGAAGGAGATGTAGCTGACCTTGCTAACATTAAGAACTCGGAACTACTGGATAAGAAAGTAGTAAAACGAAGTAGTGAAGCTACGTTGAATTTGAAAGATATGACTATAGAGGAAGAACTGGTAGAGTACATGAGTGCTATACTTAATTTAAATGATGATAAAATCAAATCAATAATGGGAGTGTTTAATGATTATTCTAAAAACGCTACGCTGGGATAACTGTTTTAGTTATGGCAGAGACAATATTCTTGATCTTAACGACAGTAATCTTACCCAGCTTGTTGGGACAAATGGAATGGGTAAATCATCCATACCACTTATTATTGAGGAAGTCCTCTTTAATAAAAACAGCAAAGGAATAAAGAAACAAGAAATCCAAAACCGTTTTGTAAATGACGGATACAGTATAAATCTTACTTTTCAAGTAGATGATAATGACTACGAGATTGATGTGTCTCGTAAGGCAAGTATTAAATGTAAACTTTACAAGAATGGAGATGATATTTCTAGCCACACAGCTACAAATACATATAAAACAGTCCAAGATTTACTTGGATTAGATTTTAAAACATTCACACAACTCGTGTATCAGAACACGAATACATCATTACAGTTCCTAACTGCAACAGATACAAACAGAAAAAAGTTTCTAATTGATTTGTTAAAGCTAGAAGAATATGTAGAGTTCTTTGATATATTCAAGGACGCTGCTAGAGAGATTTCGTTCGAAGTTAATAACCTCAACGGTAAGTCCGACACAATAGTGAAATGGTTAGATGAAAATAAATTGGAGAGTACACATATACTCCCAGTGTTAAATCTGCCAAAATTCTCAGAAAGTGACGAACAAGAATTACAGTCTTTACGACACGACTTTGAAAAGATCTCTGAGAATAATAAAAAGATTATAGATAATAATTTTATAAAAGAACAACTTGCTGAGTACGAAAGTAGTGAGCATAGATTATTCAAAGGAGAGGAGATTGACCTGACTGCTATGCTGCAGCAACTTGGAACATATAGTTCCAAACTGGCTGAAGCTCAAGCGCATTTGGACAAACTTGATGAACTTGAAGGGCAATGCCCAACTTGTGAGCAAGAGATAGATTGGGACAAATTGGAAGAAATTCATATAGACTATGTAAATGCGAAGACAAATGCAAGTAACTATATGGTTATGTATAATGAAAAAATTGCGGATGCAAGAGAACATAATAAGTTATGTATAATTCGCGACAATCATCAACGAGAGTACGAAAGTCTTATTCGAGATTGGGACAACAGTCTACCTTCCACAATTTTGGACGGTGATGACATATCTTCCCAAATTGACGAACTTTCTTCCAAGATTGCAAATGTAAGAGATGAAATAGAGATTACAAGTGCAGGTAACTTAGTGGCGGAACGCCACAATACTCGTGTATCAATTATCCAAGAACAATCGGAGGGTATGGAAACGCAACTGGAAGAAGTTGTCGTAGCCTTGGTAAAATAGAAGAACAGTCGACTCATCTTGAGATACTGAAAAAAGCTTTCAGTACAAACGGATTACTCGCATATAAAATAGAAAACCTTGTCAAAGACCTAGAGGACTTGACAAATGAATATCTCGCTAATCTATCAGATGGTAGATTTAGCTTAGAGTTTGTAGTATCTAACGACAAACTAAATGTAGAGATTACAGATAACTCAAAAGTAGTAGACATATTAGCTTTATCAAGTGGTGAACTTGCTCGAGTCAATACTGCTACACTACTAGCAATACGAAAATTAATGAGTAGTATTTCTAGTTCTCGCATCAACACCTTGTTTCTCGATGAGATTATAAGTGTACTTGATGATGAGGGCAAGGAGAAGTTAGTAGAGATATTACTCGGAGAAGAACTGAATACATATTTAGTTTCTCACGGCTGGACTCATCCACTTCTATCTAAGATAGAGGTCATAAAAGAGGACAATATAAGTAGGCTTGAGTAGTGGACACATTCGTCAAGCACGAATGTCCTGTACTTAAGCGTACAATATTTATACAGGTAGACTCAGTCTGCCCACATTGTAAAACATATGGTAAACGCAAGACAGAAAGGAACAAAAGCAGAAAAAGAAGTAGCAGCACTGCTACATAGATATACAGGACTTAACTTTACACAGACGCCTGGAAGCGGTAGTGGTAAAATTAAGGGCGATCTGTATGTCGAAGACAAACATAACCTATTCCTTATAGAAGTTAAACACTATAAGGACATGGGTTTCACCCACAAGATCTTTACTCAAAAGAGTAATAATCTTGTGACTTGGTGGAATAAAGCAATATTACAGGCTCAACAAATGAAACAAGAGCCTTTGATTATTATGAAACAGAATTATTCGAATTGGTTTGTAGTAACCTCAAGAAAACCTACAGTAGAAAAAAGATATATGTACATAAACTGGCTCGGTGCATATGTGATGAACACAGAAAAGTGGCTAGAAAATGAACAAATGGAATTTACAAATGGCGATAACATTCTCAAGCCTTGGGAACCCGATCCAGAATGGGAACTTACTAATAGTTGATGGACTAAATGTTGCATTTAGGTGGAAGCACTCTAAACAACTCGAGTACAAATACGACTATGTAAGAACCGTTGAGAGTTTAGCTAAGTCCTATAACTGTGGAAACATTATAGTATTAGCAGATGGTGGAAGTACCTACAGGAAAAATATCTATCCCGATTACAAAGCTAATCGGTCGGATAAGTATGCAGAGCAAACTGCAGCAGAAAAAGCAGAGTTCGCCCAGTTTATGGGTGAGTTCAAAAATGCCTTTAGTCAACTAAAGAAGAAAGGGCATTTAACAATAAGACAAGACGGACTAGAGGCTGATGATTTAGCCGCATGGATTGTCGGAAAGAAAGAAGAATTTGGTATAGAACAGATTTGGTTGATATCGTCAGATAGAGATTGGGATTTACTTATCAAAGAAGATGTATCTCGCTTTAGTACAGTAACTAGAAAGGAGATAACATTCGATAATTGGGAAGAACACTATGATGTTGAGCCAGATAAATATCTGACACTCAAATGTCTAGCGGGAGATACAGGAGATAACATACCAGGAATTGCAGGTATCGGTCCGAAGAGAGCTGCCCAACTTATCAATGATTATGGAGATCTGTATGATATATACAATAGCTGTCCTATAGATAGCAAGTATAAATTTATGCAGTCTTTAAACGAAAACGTGGAAAGATTATTACTTAATGCAGAATTAATGGACTTAGAAAGTTATTCTGAACAAGCACTAATCGAAGCAGACATGAACTTAGAGGATTTATCCTCACAAATAACGGAATATTTGAATGAAAATAGAGATTGATTATAGTAAAGATTCTTTACTAGCTGAGTTCAGTTTGAGAACTTTAGAAGAAAGATAT